TGCGTACCCCGGCTAGCCTGGGGTGGTTAGTGTGTAGATAGTCGTTAACTTGTAAGACAGGCCCGTTTGCTTATGGCGGGCCCGGCCACTCACTACTGTGCACCACTTAAGCTCCTCCTTGCCCTTTCGGACTCGGTAGGTTTGCTCGGCGGCGTAGGACTCCAAATCCTTCATCGAGATGGCCTCCTTACGGAGGTTCTTCCGATGCCAGTGCACATTCGATGTGCCAAGTGAGAGCCACTCGCTCCATTGCTTGCCTCTGTTCCGCGCGTATATGGTATACGCGGGCAGCAGGTGATCCCCAGGGAACGTCTCGACGAGACGAGCCCCAAGGAAGGAGTAGGTGTCAAACAGGTAACCAGCGTACCCCCTGTCCCGGTGCGCCGGACGCCCCCACTCTTGCGAGTGGAGGTGTCCGTCACCGTAGCCAGGGGGCCCCCAAATCCGTAACGCCTCCGGTATCCACTTTAGGACCCGATCGGCGAACTCATCGAGGAGCTTTCCCTTATAAAAATTGTAGAGGGAAAACAGCTGCGGATAGCCTACCTCGTCTAGGTAGGCCGGCCGTATATCTATTCCCTTGTAGTAGTCCTTGCCACACGACTCCCTGAACGGACCCTCATAGAAAGACTTCTGAGGGTTCGGCGTAAAGCCGAGGTCGCGCAGCACCTTCATCAACATTGGGGCAATTGGGCTCGGGACGATTATATCGTCACCGTAAACCCGGATCGCTCCAGTCTCACCCTCGAGCTCCGCCACAGATGCGGCGAAGCTCCAGAATAAGAGTGTCTCTAAAGGGAACGTCGTACCATTGCCCATGCTCGAGAATTTTTCGAGCACGACTCGCCTCCCCTGGAAAGTGATCGATCCGCTCCTTGCTTGCGCAAGAAGGTCGAACCAATCATCAGGGAATAAATCGAGCACCAAATTGGTGGCAACTGTGTCCGACGCAGAACTAAGGTCTATGGTAGCTAGGCTGCCATCTATTGAACCTATTCTCGCGAGAACCTGATTGGGCTCCTGCTTGGATAGGTCTAGACCACACTCTGTCAACAGCTTTTCAGCCATTAACCGCCCGACACCCCCTTGGAGGAGGGTATTT